GTGCTGCAATGGACGCTCAACGCGTCCCTTCGCAGACAGTTTTTGGTTTTGCTTATTCTTTGTCATAATTTTATTCCTTTCGCGCCACTGAGCACCCCACGTTAGGCTGCTGGTATGTGTCCACGCCAGAAATTCAACATACGGTTAACCTTAAAACTACCAAAATTAATACCAAGTGTTTTAGAGTCATCATAGTTGAAACACACAACTGCACCATATATGTCTTTACCGCTCGGTTCGCACCGTCCGGCATGAACAGAAATTCGACCATTCCAGGTATCTAATAAAAGGTAGCTATTCATCACCTTAATTCTATACCAATCGCCGTGTTTCTTCGGAAAATGTTCCCCATGTTTTTTAATCCTTTTAATACTGTCTTTGTAAACATAGTCTGTATTCATATCACGCAATCCTAACAAAGTTATGCAAGCGAACAAAAACGCCTGCGGGTTTATAGTTTCCGGTTAAATATCAAGCGTTTTTGTCGCCTGATAACAAGCCGTTATAATTTTAGAATATTGCTATTGCTATTCCCAGTGTCATAAAACCTAACCCGCAGCACAAGATAAGAAAGCCAGTGTATGGCGGTTTTTTGCTTTGCATCTCTGTTACTATTTCAAAAATAGATGCGGCGATAAAACATACCGCAAATATTATTAATATTGCCGGGACTATATAAAACATCTTTCCTCCCAAAATTATAACAGCGGCTTCTATCTGACGCTAAATGCGCCGTTATGCGGTTTTCCCTAATGAATAGCCGACCATAAATATTTTAAATGCTTCATTTGCTAATCCATCGGAGTAATACCATCGTTTTTCCCAATTTTCTTTTGGCTCTCTTTCCAACCCCATTGAGCCAGTTCTAACATTGCTCTAATCGACATTACTAATATTATTATTTAAAAAAGGGACGTTAGAATCATCGGTGGCTTGCAATTAATGAATCTTTTATAGAATATTATTCTATGTATTATTAACGTCCCTTTTTTGTTAGCTTCACTACGTTCTGAGTATCTTTAATATAAGATACAGTGGCAGTATAAGCTATTTTTTGAATAGACTTATTAGCATTAAATTTGTAATCAGAGCTAAGGTTATTCCTGATAATGCTAGTATTGGATTAGTCGTAATGACTGCATAGCTTTCTATCGTTGTCAAAACAACAAAAAACATTATCACTAAGAAAATAATAAAACCTATAGTTGCTCTGGCTGTTTCTTTTTCCATTTTAAACTCCTGATTTTATATAAGAGTTATAACTATTTTTTGTTACAATTAAATGGTCTAACATATTTATTCCAACAATTTCACCTGCTTTTTTTATTTGTTTAGTTATCTTCAAATCTTCTGCACTAAATTCTATTTTTCCTGAAGGATGGTTATGAGCTATAATTATAGATTTAATCCCTTGTAAGATTGCTAGTCTAAATATTTCTCGAGGATGGGCAATCGTTTTATCAAGTATTCCTAAAGAAATCAAATCTATATATTTTATACTAAGGTCTGAATTTAATCCAATAGTCCAGAAATGTTCTTTGTCCTGGTCTAATTTAGATTCGGAATCAAGAACTGTTCTTAAAACATTCGCTATTTTTTTGGGACTATTAATTGCACCTTCAATGTTTTCTTTTATTATCATTATTACTACCACTTTCTAATGAATATTTAGCGTAATGTCTACGGCTTTGGTGAATTATTTCTGTATTGATGCCCCAGCCTTTGTTTCTGAGGTCATAAATCCTTCCACCTAGTCTTAATACCCCGTACAGCTTAAGTGCTTCTAATGGCGTTATAGGCCCTATTTCAATTAAATGGTGTAATATCATATTTTCCTGGCTAATCATGTGTTCTCCAATATTTAGTCACATATAATATACCTATAATTATAAGTGCTACAATTATATCGAAAAAGCCATAAGCGTCCATAATAACTCCTTTTTGATTAATAATAAACAATACCAATATCTATCTCAAGCTCTAACCTAAGCCCTAAATTGATAGCTTGATTAAATCGTTATGGTCTTTGGCCCAATATTGTTTATTAGTTACTATATATTATCCATATTGTACTCCTAACAAAGTTATATGATGGCTTTTTAAATTATCTGAGTATTGTATTATTTCTTATTATCCTTTAATTCGTTTAGTATAAGTCTTTGGTGTGTTATAGTATTTAAGTTCTTTAATTTATGCAATTGATACATAAGAGCATAACTATACACTCTTACTTCTTTATCTTTGTTCTTACCCAATAAGCTAATAATCTCCGCTATTGTTTCAGTTATTGCAACTGTACTCTTTTATATAATCATTACTTAACTCCCTCATAGTATCTACCTATAAAAATGGAGTCAGTTACGCTAGACTACCATGTATCAGTCCGCCGGTGCGATAACCAACTCCGCTAATGATGTATTTATATGTGAAATAAAAGTTTCGCATATTCTACAGAACCATTGGAAGCATAGTATTTCTTCTCTATTGTTAAGAAGTAAACTTGTTTCCAGCGGTTCGTGTTTCTACCTATATTGATAGAATAACCTCTCGATTTATATTCCCAATATATTTCCATGATTTACTCCTTATCGTTTCACTATTTTAGTTTATATATTTTAGGTTAGCAAGGGGCTTGCGCCCCATACCTTTACTCGGATAATACCTCGTAACCCTGGCGTTCACACCAACTTAGGTTAACCGAGTCACCATCCATCAGCACGTAGCTGCGAGATTGTGTAGCGTGATTGACGAACACCATAAACTTAACGGTGCCGCCATTGTACTCACGTTCAACCACTTCACCAGTGCTAACGACGACGCTGTCGAACATCCGTGGGTCGCCAGTGTTCTTGTCGATAAAGAAAATTTGATTTGATAATGTCATAACATTACTCCTGATTTAAATGAAAGTTAACGAAAAAACAAAAGACCGAAAACCAATCTTTAGGGGTAGGTGAGTTGAATATGCATCCACATCAAAATTATATAAAATTGAAAAGTAACAGGTGTACGTTAGCATACCATTATAAAGGAAACATATCTACTATATAAGAATAATAGAGGGGACGAAATCAGTTAAGTGGTTAGTAATAGTATAGTTAGCTAAGATTTGACTTACATAAATCCTGCCAGGTTTCTGGCAGAAATCCTGCCAATTCCCATATACTATGTAAATAAACCAGTAAAAATCCTGCCAGAATAGGGTATTTTCTTACATATACTATGATAAATACTTGACATTGAATGTAAGTTATTTTACATTGCTTGTGAAAGAAAAAAGAAGGAGTATTTGGAATGATTGATATGAAAGAATGGAAATATAATAAGGGTGATCTTATCAATATTGAGACTGGAACGGTAATTCCTTTTCGAGATAGTGTAACTGAAGTAATAAGTGAAGAAATAGGTGATGGTATTTTTGCCAGATTATATCTTGACAGTTTGCCTGATTTTGAAATGCACGAACTTCCACCGATGGCTATAAAGCTTTTATGGAATTTTTTAAAGCAACTAAAATATATTACAAGTAATAATTACACTTTTAAGTTTGGTGCGGATACTAAACTTGAGTTAATGGAGAAGCTCAATATGAAAGAGCGTACTTTCCGTGATGCTTATTATAAATTAAGAGATAAGAAATACATTATATTTTTAGCTCATAACAGGATACAGATTAATCCTAAGTTAATTGCTCGTGGAAATGCTATTGACATTGTTGCTATTAAACAAAGCATAGTTAAAGCCACAAACAGTAAATATTATAAAATAACAGAATTTGCCACTAAGAAACACACCTACGATAAAATACCAAAAAAATATGGAGAATAAAAAAATGACCGATTATGATATTATTATTCCATACCTACAAGATTTATTAACTTCTTTAAAAGAAGAAAAAGGTGATATTATTGCATATATTGAATTAGAACTTTCCAGACTAATATCTATTAATGAAACTATTCATTTGTCTAGGAATAAGTAAAATGAGTTATAAAGTAAAATGTGAGTGTGGCTGGAAAGGTGAAGATGATGAATTACTTAGAGCCAGGGACCCATTTATAAAAGGTGAAACGCTTGTAGCATGTCCTAAATGTAGAGATGCTTTTGAGTTAATCTATGTATGTGATGAACCTGGGTGTTGGGAAACACGTACTTGTGGTATGCCAACGGATAAAGGTTATAGAGAAACTTGTGGGAAGCATAAACCAAAACAAGTTGAAACTTAACCTTTTTCCATATATACAGTTTTTGTTTTTTAGAAAAACATTTCGGCTTGATAAAATAATTTTAGGAGAAAATTATGAGTAGATATGAAGGTATGAATACTCTTGAGGAAATCGTATTTGATTTAAAGAAAAGAGTAGATGAACTTGAAACTAAATTTTGCTTTAAATCTTATAAATATAAAAGTCCTTATGGTCATAAAAATAAAAGTCCTTATGGTCATGTAGAACTATTATTCTATGGGAATTTTGGATTGCATACAGAAACTATTGGAATACTTAATCCAAAACTTAGAGGTTTAACTTATTATGGTGAGAGATATATTTCCTATCGAATATTCTTTAATAATAAGAAGCGTTTAAATAATTTATCTATTCTTGAACTAACGAATTTGCAGGAATGGTTAGATTTATTAAATATAGGATTGAAAAAGAATGAAGATTAGTCCTTATTATCGTAAGCAGATAGTGCCTAATTACCCGAGTATGTATCATCAGGTCAAAGAACAAATAGAAAAATACTGCAAAGATTTTAATAAAGAATACGATGAAGTGATTATGGATTTAGGTCACGAGTGTGGTCTTGAAAGTAAAATGACCAGCAGGGATAAGAATTACTTAGACACAGCCTATAGATATGATAAGCTATGGACGTTCCAGGCATTAATTCATAGATGGGAGTTGAGATGGTAGAAGGTATGATTGATTATATTAAACATCCTATTGTTGATGATGTTGCAGATGATATGCAATTAACAGAGGATGACTTCTTGGAGTTTATTAATTCTGCAATCGATAAAAATAAAACAGAATTAAGGGTGGAATATATTCTTAAAGATGGGAGACTTTGTATTATACAAACTTATAAAAATAACGAGGTATAACAAAATGCCGCTAAATAAACAAACTGGTAATATGTATGATTTTGTTACTCATACCTGGAATCCAATTAAAGGTCGATGTTCACATGATTGCTCTTATTGCTATATGGACAGGTTCTGGAAGATGATGCCAGATGATACATTGCGATTAGATGAAAAGGAATTAAAGACTAAACTTGGCAAGGATAAGTTTATCTTTGTTGGGAGCTCAACTGATATGTGGGCTAACGATATACCTGATGATTGGATTTTATCTGTTCTTGAACAATGTTCTAATTCTGATAATAAATATTTGTTGCAAAGCAAAAACCCTGCACGCTTTTTGAAGTTTATAAAATATTTACCTAAACAAACAATTTTAGGTACGACGATTGAAACTAATCGTAATTACTTTTCTTCTAAAGCACCCACGGCAAAGTACAGAGCATACGCATTAAATAATTTATTTGGATATACTTTTCAAAGAATGATTACTATTGAACCTATACTCGATTTTGATTTAAATGCTTTTATTGCATTAATAAAACTTGCTAAACCATATTGGGTGAACATTGGTGCTGATAGCGGTAGACACAACTTACCAGAGCCATCATATGCAAAAGTAAAGAAACTAATTACAGAATTAAGTAAGTTTACAGAAGTACGTAAGAAACGTAACTTAGAAAGGTTGATGAAATGAAGCAATTTATGGTAGATTCACCTACTCGGATATTGCTTAGTAGAAATAAGAAAACTGGGAATGAGAATTGGTTCGATATAAATATTAATAAATATCGTAATATCCATTGGTCAATGCTTGCTAAATCTAAAAAGATTTATAAAGATATAATGATTCCATTTCTTATGAAATCTGATTCTCATTTAGAACGTATGGATAAAGTAGAAATCATATATCAAATAATAACAAATAATAAAAAGAAATTCGATTCTATGAATGTTATTTCTATAATTGATAAATACTTCCAAGATGTGTTGGTAGATTGTGGAATAATAAAGGATGATAGTTGGAAATTTGTAAAAAGAATAATTGTTCATCCTGTAATAGTAGACAAAGAATTACCAGAAAGAATTGTACGTATAACTGTAAAGGAATATTGATATGCCTAATCCTAATCATTGCATTATTTGTGAAAAACCTACAATGAATAAAAATTCTATTTGTGATTCTTGCAAAGAGTCATTAGATAAACGTGATGACGAATTGCATTTAGTTGAGCATATACCTGATTTAGCAGAATTAAAAGAAGTTACTATTTCAACCTTAATAGAACTTGCAAGTAAACCATTATCTTCTGCTGAGAATATTTCGGCAATGACAAGGTTGTTAGAGTTAATTTATAAGATACAAAGAGAATCCGGAGCAAAATTATGATTCATACATTCTCGCAGTATGTTGAGCGCACAAATGAAACAGCTGTATATCCGTCAGGTATAATTGGTAAGCATTATGTGGCTCTTGGACTTGTAGGTGAAGTTGGAGAAGTTGCTAACAAGGTTAAGAAAATTATACGTGGTGATATTAAACTTGGTTTGAAAATTCCTGATGATATGGAAGATGGAATATCTAAAACTAAATTGATAGCCGATATAGAAAAAGCTAATAAATTTGTAGAAGATATTAGCGGAGAAGTTGGTGATATTGCATGGTATTTAGCCCAGGCTTCCAAGAACTTGAATATAAAAATAACAAAGATTGTGCATACTAATATTATTGGTAATTATGTAAATGAAGCAATGGGGCCGAAGCCAATAGAAGATGATCTTAAGATATTATCAGTATTGTTTTGCAGCTTATGAATGAAGCAATAGAGCTTGCCGGATTTCTTTTATCAAGTGCAAAAGATTATAATAAAGAAAATGTCAAGGTCTGTTTAAGTCGGAATTTTCTTTTATTGCAGCTATTTCTAAATATTTAAAACTTGACTTAGAGCAAATTTTGAATCATAATATAGAAAAGCTTTCTGACAGGAAGAAGCGTGGTGTGATAAAAGGAAGTGGCGATAAACGATAAATATAGGAGTATGTATAGTGATTTATCAATTTAAATGTACAAAGTGTAGTTATGAAACAGAGGTTGTTTTGTATGTTAAGGACAGAAATATTCATTTCGAATGTGTGAAGTGCGGTGGTGTAATGAAACGTATTATTACTGCTACTCCTAATGTGATATATAAGGGTGATGGATTCCCTACTTCTGATGCGAAAAAAGTAAAAAGTTAGGGTCGACAAAAATACACCATATCCCGAGACTAAACAATGAAAATCAATCGAAGCTGAAAAAATATTAAGAGAATTTACTGCAAGTGGTAAAGCAACTGAGAAAGAAATTGAAGCGGTTGGCGAAGCATTGAAAGGGCTTGGGATATTATCTTCACGATTGAGAGGTACTAAGCATGATTTTAAAGCAGTGATAAATGGAGGGGCAAAACGTAAGCCTATTGGCTCTGCTGATAGACTTTATTCAAATAGATACTGTTCAATAGGATTTCATAAAGAATCTGGCGTACGTTATCAGTATCATATAATAAAAGGCATACAATACATTGTATTTGCTTCTAAAGAAGATTGTTGGAAAATGCTTGGTGATGATATCGAAATAAAAAATTGGCGTAAAGCTAAAGAGGGACAATGGGTAGAAGCGGATGATGGTGGGGTAACACAAATTATAAAAGTAAGTACTGATAAGAAAGATAATCCTTTTCTTGTTAGGACTATTGTAGGCTCTTTTGATATTCGTAAAAGAAAAGATGGTAAGCCATATATGCTAATGGATACTGATTTTTCTTGGAGAGAATATCCAGGTGGACGTTATAATTTCGGTGGTTCTTATAGCTCACCTAGTATAAGAATAATGCGAAAGAATAGAGGCTCTAGCAGAGAAAAACAGTTAGGGTTTATGATAGCTACTGGTAAGAACCCTATAGAGTCTTATCGTTCTTTATATAAGCAAAAAATAGATGATGATGTTGTAAAACAACGTATAGCTTTGCTAATGAAGCAGGAGTGGTTTATGGGTATAGTAAGAGAAGAAGTCCTAAATGCTGCCAAAAAACATGGCATTGATGAAGAATATGTGATCAGTAGATTAAAAAAATTATCAGAGGTTACAGAAGATGAAGATATCGAATTTAAAACGATTAAAGAAATGGGTAATATAATTGGTTTAAATGAAAAGAATAAGATTTCCGGTGGTGGGGCAATAGTAGGGCAGTTCCAAGGATTTGCTAATAGGAACCTTGTGGAAGGTCCAAAAGCCAGTAAGTATTTAGAAGAAGCAAAAAAAGTGAAATGATAGTTAAACCTATTACAGCAGAAGAACTTGATTCCTTATCTGAGGATGATCAGTTACTATTATCTTTTTATAGTACAATCGTCTTTGGAATGTTATTCCTTGATTCTGATTTTAGAAAAAATATAACACCACTTTTTCATTGGAACTCTTCAAGAGAATTAGACTCGGACAGTACAGACCCATTGGCTCTTATACAATACCGCGGCTCTGCCAAATCGACCATGATGAAAGCTAATATAATTAAGAAATTATGTTGGGCTAAGAAAGCAGAAGAGCTTGGTATAGGTGAAAGACGTTCTGAATTTATAGGTTGGTCTGCGGCTAATCAAGAGAAAAGTATGGCTAATATTGCCTATGTTAAAATGCATCTTGAATATAATGAAAAGATAAAATATTATTTTGGTAATCTAGTAGGTCATACCTGGACACAAGAAAAGATTATAACTTCAAATGACGATAAAGTTATTTCATCTTCTAATCTTAAATCATTGCGTGGTGATACAACTGCAAGTATTTCAGAAGGTACTATTAGGTTTTCACGTATTATTGCTGATGATGCCGAAACTGAGCAGAATACAATAACTGAACTGGCCCGAGTTAAATTTGCTAATACTATTATGGATGGTATGCTACCAGCTATTGATACTACCATCCCAGGTAATAACTTCGTTTATATTAACACACCTGTACATTATGCTGCTTTTGGTCAAAAAATACTAGACTCTTATTTCGAATCATTAAAAGATGAAAAGAAAAAGAAGGAAATGGTATGGCGTGTAGTATTCCAACCGGCGCAAGAACCGCCTGAACTTAATGGAAAACCTGTATGGCCTGATAGGCATACTTTGGAAATATTAAAGCAAGAACAAAGGAAGTATATTGCTTCTCCTCGTGGTATCGATGGTTATTATCAAGAATATTTATTACAAGTACAATCAAGTGAAAATGCAAAGTTCGGTAGACGAGTAATAAAATATCATGATTATGATTTTGAAGTTAGAGATGGTTTCCCTTTTTTAGTAGATGAAAATGGTAATGCTAAATTAGTTAATACATTTATAGGGTGTGATCCGGCAACAGATTTAAATACGAGTACTGCTGATTATAGTGTTATTGAAGCAATAGCAGTTGATGAAAAATTCAATATTTATGTGCTTCATTATGAGCGGCACCGTTCAATTCCTACCGTAGCACAACGTGACGAAAATGATAAAATATTAGGTAGTATGGGTGTCGTAGACTACATTCTTAAAGAACATCAAGAATATAAATGCATATCATCAACAGTAGAAGATGTGGCTATGACGCGGAGTGTATGGCAATCATTAAATCAACGCAGAGAAAAATTGAATTTATGGAATTTAAATATTGTTCCTATACGGCCAGGTGGTCAGGAAAAGATTAATAAAATTCATACAGGATTGAATGGTTATTTTCAGTCTGGAAAGATTTACATACGAAAAGATATGTTTGAACTTGAGGATGAAATAGTAAAATTTGGAGTAAAAATGCTTCATGATGATTTGATTGAATCTTTATATTTTGCTATTAAAAATGCTTACCCACCTAAAAATAATATTAATATAGAACGCGATAAAGACAATAAGATAACATATAAAAAAGCATTAAGAAAGAAAAAAGCATGGTATCTTCTATGATCATCTGCCCAGTTGTAAACGACGAATGTATCTTTGCTGTTGACTATAAACATATTGATGGTATATATTGTGGACAGGGTAAAGGAGACAGTAATACTAAAGATATAAAGTCTTGTAATAGGAAGAAACCTTCGTACTCGAGTAGTTTTATGAAGAAACTTAGAGAGCAAAATGAAAGAGTTAGGTTAAAAGAAAGAGGTTTACTATGACTAATATTGAAAAAGCTCAAGCTATTTACAGATTATACCAAGATTCTGAAAATAATAATCGTAGACAATGGCTTAAAAATATTAAAAAAGATGAAGATTTTGTTTATGGAGAGCAATTAACCCAGGATGAAAAAGATGATTTGGCTGCTGCCGGTATGCCTAATTTTACAATTAATCGTTTGTTGCCTGTATTTGATATTGCTAAATATTTCATAACAAATAAATTACCTCGTTATCAAGCTGTAGGTGCAGATGGCTCAGATAGTGATGAAGCCCAAATGCACGGCGCAATGATGGAATACGGTTGGTATATATCTAAAGGCCGTTCGCTTTTGTCAAAAGTAGTTTCAAATGTGCTTTCTAAAAGTGTCGGATGGTTCCTTATTGATATTGACCCAAGTATGGATAAAGGAAAAGGTGAGGTAGTAATAACTTCATTGCGTCCAGAAGATGTAATACCAGACCCACAATCAACAGATATTAATGCTAATGATGCTGAATATATTATAGTCAAAAAGTTATTTTCTAAGAATTATTTAAAAGGTAAATTCCCTAAATTTGCAAGGAAAATAGAAAATATAGATACAGCATTTTCTCGTACTAATTATTCAGAACGTGATTTAGATAATACGGAAATTACATACGAAGAAGATATTATAACGACTATTGATAGTGACATAAATAATCCATTAATTGAATATTTCTTGACCTTTAGGCGTGTATGGAAAACGTATGTAAGGGTATTTGTTAAAAATGAAATACCTAAAAAAGAACTTAATCTTATTAAAAAAGAAATGCGATTAGAAGTAAAAGAAAAGAAACAAGAATTTTCGATAAAAATAAAAGAAGAAACAATACGTCTGGAAGAAGCTGTAAAAGCAGGACAAATAATTAAAGAACGTGCTGAATTTGAACTTGAAAAATTACAGCGTTCAATGACAAAAGAATTAAAAGATTTTATTAATCGCTTGTATTCAAAATTAAGAAGTGAAGCTAATCAAACTACTGAATATAATATTAGCAAAAAGGAATTTGAAATACTCAAAAAAGATAAGTTGATTGCGGATAATATTATAAATTCGTATGAATATCAAAAACCTATGATGAAACGTACAGAAACAATAGGTGAAAATTTATTCATTAGTGAAGAAATAAATGATGAAGAAGATTATCCATTAATAATGCTTCCTTTCTTATGGACTGGAACAGTCAACCCAATATCTCTTGTAGGGCCATTAAAGGGTAAGCAACGTGAAACTAATAAGTCACATCAGTTAGTAATACATAATGCTAATTTAGGCTCTAATCCTCGTTGGATGGCTGTTAAAGGGCAAATAGACGATGAAGATGAATGGCAAGAGCAAGGCACTACACCAAATGGTATATTATATTGGCGTGATATATTAGGAAATGGAACTCCACCGCAAGCAGTACAACCCCTTCCACTTAATTCTGCATTTTTTAATATTGTACAAGAAGCTAAAAATGATTTAGAATATTTAAGTGGTATATCTGGTAGTATGCAGGGAATGAATCAGAACTCAAGAGAAACTTATCGTGGTATGCTTGCTAATGATGAATTTGGTACACGGCGTATTCGACAATGGATTGTAAATGTATTTGAACCAACACTAGACCAGGTTGGTAAGGTATGGATGCGTAAAGCTCAGAATTTCTATAAAGGTCATAAGGTTTATTTAATAGTTCAACCTAATGCAAGTGGTGATGGATATGAGCAAAAACGCGCAGAATCTAATGTACCATTGTACAATAACTATGGTAAAGTAGTTAGGCGTTATAATAAGATAGATTCCACAAGATACAACTTACGTGTAATATCTGGTAGTACAATGCCTATTAACAGGTGGGCTTTGCTTGATGAATACTGGAAATATTATGAAGGTAAAATTATAGATGATATAGCATTTAGGAATGAAACAGATATACGTGGTAAAAAACAAATAGAAGAACGTATGAGCAGAATGAAACAACTTGAAAATGCTTTAAGGCAAGCAGACGATGAAATAAAGAAACTTAAAGGCACACAAGAAACTCTCGAGCGGCAAGTTGTGCAAAAAGGTATTGATGTTAAAATTGCTCGTATGGAAACAGAGGAACGTGCTGCATTAACTTGAAACTAAAGCACAGAATAAATTAGCACAGAAAAGGATAGGTGATAAGACTAAGAACGCAATCGAAGAACTAAACAACCAAGTAACAGAAAAAGAATAATACTTGACTTTTGTTGCTTTAATGTATTAATTATATACCGTTAAGAATAATAACTTAATGTTTAGGAGAAGTAATGGACTGATAATAAGGCTGAATTAAACTCAGGAAACGAGAGCAAAGAATTGCAAGACTTTTTTAGTGATAACAACACAACGCTAAAAAGCGGTTTGCAAGAGAGTGAAGAACCTGTTAAAACCGAACAGGTGGATGGTGAAAGTGTTGAGGATTTAAAAAAGAGATTAACTAATCTTCAAAATCAGTATGAGGCATCAAGCAAAGAAGGTAAACGACTTGCTGCAAAACTTAAAGAAATTGAACCTTTGATGCCTTTGATTGATGAAATGAATAACAATGAAGATGTTTTCGACGCTGTCAGAAACACTCTACAGGGCAAACCAGTTGCAAAAGATAATCCAAAGGGGTTAGAATTACCAGAGGATTTTGTTCTTGATACAGACGAAGCACTGCGTAATCCAAATTCTGATTCAGCTAAATATTTGAGAGCTTTTATTCAGAATGAAGCTAAATCAGTTGCACAAAATGAAACAAGTAAAATACAGGATTCATTGAAAAATCGGGATCGTAGGTCTGAAATAGATAAGCAAAAAGCTGAACTTATGGATACTTATGGTTTAGATGAAAATAGTTTTAATGAATTTATGGCTAAAGTTAAAGGTCAAAAAATAACTTTAGACGATATGTATAATTTGATGCAATTAAAAGAAAATGGGTTTAACATGTCTAAGTCTATGACTGAGGAAGAAGTTTTACAAAATTTACAAAATTCACGAAGAAAGAAAACACTCGCGAACAAAGAAACTAATAATTCCTCAAAAGACCCATTGGATGAAATTATGGACGCCTGTAATAGGTGGTCCGAAAGGTGATGGGGGGTTAGGAGATTTCTTTCGTTCCTAGATAAAACAGGAGAAAGAAAATGGCTTCCTTTAATGTAACTGATTTTACTGGCTTGACGGAAACACAACGTCCGGCTAGTCCTGCACTAGATACAGGCGATCTTCGGCGAGGATATGCGTTTGGTTCTAAACGTATTGCTAAGATTAGCCCTGAACAACATCCATATTTTCATATAATGGCAATGTTCAAAAATATCCTACCGATGAATCTGAATTTAAATTCCTCGAAGAACGTCCCTCCTTTAATCGCAGATATGTTTATGTGATTGGTCATGATGATGGTAATAGTACAATTGTAGAAAATGATGCTACTTTTGATGCTGGCGATCTTAATGAAGGAGATACTGTAGAGTTGCGTCTAGCTACTGATTATGCTTATTCTGGCAATATCGGGCATAAGATTGGTAGTGGTGGTTTGAAACCAGGTGCGAGTTCAGAAACACGACCTCGTTTTATTTTAGTAAATGACGTTATTTCCGTTAAATTATCTACAAATTCCTGGGCTACAAAAAGCTATAAAGGTAATACGCTTTCGTACATTGAACCTACAACGTATGCTAGCTTTCAAGTAACATCTATTGATGCTAATTCAGCAGAATTTATAGATGTAACAACGACTGTTGTACGTGAACCGGCTGATCCCTCTGTTGCTCATGAAATTGTAGGGTTCTACGATGCTTCAACTTCAATGGAAGCTGCTTCATTTTCGCCCAATGCTTTTCCAAATCGTGCTGAACGATGGGGTTTAGAAGCTAAACGGTCTTATGTAACTGGAAATGGATTTGAACAGGGTTCTACTTATCCTGATACATGGTCAGATCAACCTTACAGTACTGGTATTGGTCTAACACAAATAGAGAAAACTGTACTCTCTATGGATAATACTACTCGGGCTACTGTGTTTAAATTAGCACCTAATGAATTTATGCGTATCTGGAAAAATAAATTTCTGGAACATCGGATGCTGATTGCTAATTCTATGTATTGGTCACATTTGCGTAAAGATACATCTGGTACTAAAACCAAACAATTCACACAGGGCACACTTGATTATATTTTGCAGTATGGTAATTCCTTCGAATTAAATTCTACAAAGACTGTTGATGATTTCCAACATGATTTGACAGAATTTAAATCAGTAGGCCATGTACGTTCAGAAGAATTAATGTATTTTGCTGATACTGTAACTTATAATTGGTTGCATGCTCTTGGTGGATTTACCGCTAATAATACTGAGATTTCAGTTAATTATCGTGGTGATATTTCTAAGATGGGACAAGGACAATTAGGTGGAGTTTATTATACTATCTTTGCTACACCGATTGGCAAAATGAAGGTTGCACTTGATCCTATGTTAGACGGTTCTCCGGTTAAGATGTTTGGTGTTCCACTAACTGCCGTAGAATATGCTCCATTAGTTGGGAATGGCCTAAATCGTGATACGTCTGTATATAAAGGTATTCAATCTTTAGAAACTACGGGTGTTGATGAACAAATTGATTTGATTCAAACTGAGTTCGGTATGCGCCAGCAATTGCCTGAACAGTTTGCATTGTGGGCTTAACTATTAAATTAAGGGATAGATTACTCTATCCCTTTTATAAATCTTGGAGTAAATTATGGCTGAGGAAAAAACATCTAAAATAAAACCTATTGAATTTAATTCAAAAGAGAAAATAAAGATTAAAGATATTCATTCTTTATTAGTATCTATTGTGCAAGCAATCAATGAATTAATTAAAAAAGTAGGTTAAGGAGGTATCGTGAGTAAATTAGGTTCAACTGCCTCTTGGAGTCTTAATTATATTGAGAGTCTTGTAGGTGATGCACAACTAACAAAGAAAGATTCTGGCAAAACGATTAATGCTAAAATTCAGCCTCTGGATTAACTGTGACATTACCTTCCGTTGCAGAAGCTGGTGTTAGTTGGAATTGCCAAGTAATAATTGGTACAAATTGTACAAGCAATAGTTATATCATTACAGAAAAAACAACTGTTGATACTGATGTAATTGTAAGTCAAATCAATGAACTGGAAACTGATACTGGTGACGATGGCCCGAGCAACACAGGACATACTACATTAACTATGGGAAATGCGACAGATCAAAAGGGCGATTTCTTTAATATTTTCTGTGATGGTACCAATTTTTATGTTTATGGGCAGACTGCTTTAGATGGTGGTTGTGTGTTAGCATAATAATCAAGGGAGTGTTAAAGCTCCCTTTTTAGGAGGTTAATACATGGCTACATTAATGCTTGATAAATTAAAATCGATTACAAAAGTAACATCTACAGAAATCACAGATACACAACTCGTATATAATTTAAATGCAGGTTCTAAATATACGATTGGAAGTATACCTAAACATATGGTTGCCTTTCTTGCTTCTGCTGGTACTAATATTACTGATGGTTCAGGACAATCTGTAAATAAAGATATTGCAGACGTAAGACGTAATGATATTACATGCGCTTTTGCTCAGATAGAATTATCTTATTATCTTTCTTATAGCGATAGTATATACAAGGCAAGTGCATTTTTTCCTAAATATTTTATACGTGATGGTAAGGTCTATATTAAACCTGACCCTACAACTTCTGAAGTTGGTGTAATATCAACTATCACTCCACCAGTGATTACTTCTACGACTGATTCAGATACTATTAATTATTCACATTTAGAAAATATAATTTTATTATATGCAAGTGCATTAACTTTCACTGAATTAGCTTCTTATTTTTCAAGACAAGCAACTGATTTACCTGCTTCTGGTGGTGATTCAAGAGATGCTTTAGATAAAGCTAAAAATCTTATAGATGGTACAGAAACTACAGATAATGCTGAAGATTTTATAGATAAACAAGATTCTGAAATGGTTGCGGCTACAATCCAGACTGCACAGCAAGAAGTTCAAAGAGCATTGGCTGAAATGAGAACAGGTCAGGTTTATAGTGAAGAAGCTAAGAGTTGGTATTTAAAAGCTAATGATTATTTTAAATTAGCTAGTGCTGAATTGTCTGCATATATCAGTACAGACCCAAGCATTATGCAGGCTAGACTAGAAGCACAAGCTAAACAACAATCACAAAATAACAGGTGAGTAAATTGAAAGTACTCGAGATAATGGAATTTACTGGTATAACACAGTTGAATCTTGTTTTGAGTTATATCCGTGATGGATTGGCAGAAATAGCAGAAGCAAATGGTGGTAACGTAAAACGTAGAAAATATGATATAGATGCTGATACACGAATTTATAATCTTCCGGCAGATTTTGGTAAGCGTAAAGGTGTATATGCGATAGATGATGATGGCTTTTATCAAGTTATTCCAGAAGTGAAGTCGATTGATTATATTGATAATGCACAGGAAGAAGAAAGTGAAAGCGTGGTAGTTATATGAGATATTTCGCTTATTATATTGAGGGTGATGATTTAATTATTGCTGAAAAACAAAGTAATAATACGTATAGTACACCGACAGAAGCATTGACTAATGGAATTGTGATACGTTATATTCCAATTGAAGATACGCCTGCGTTAGAAACAGATACTATTCCGCTTAATGATAAATTAAGTTTAGCATTATTGAATTATGTAAAATATAGATTATATGAAGATAAAGGTGAATATCGTAGAGCTAAAATGCATGAGAGACAATTTTATAGCATTATTGCATCCGATTATAAGAGAAAAAGAAATATGACAATAGTATCTTCAAGGCGTGGGGTACATTCATTATGAGAGATACACGATATGTTTTAAATTCAAATGGGAAGCCTAAAGCAGATTATATGGTAAAGGCATATGAGCATCAATCTACAAGTCCTTATTATGATTCATCCGCATTAATTGGTCCTTATATTGATAACGGTGATGGAACTTATTATTTAGATGTGACAACCACAATAAAAGCTACAATAGTAATAACAACACCAGGTGGGACAGTAACAGTACCGACAAATTTAATAGGTATTGTTCTTGAAGGTGACAATAGACCAGACTTGGAACCAGCCTAGAGACTATTATGTTTAATAAAATTATATTTTTAGTGTTAATACCAATGCTGATTTTTAGTCAATCAAGAAAACTGTGGGTTGATTCATTGTTTGCTAAAAACACTACGGGTACGTATGTTGACGCTCTTAATGCCAATATAGCTGGGCAATCTGTGAGTATCCGAGAATATTTGGAGTGTTCGATATATAATCATATCGGTCCAGGATCACACACATCTTATATATTCGGTGGGACGGATGCTTTTCCAGACTCAATAGGATCAAATTCTTATTTATGCTCTATTATGGGTGGCTATGACCACAAAATATTAGATAATGCAATTGCATCTACAATTAGTGGGGGAGGGCACAATACTATTTATAGCGGTTGTACCCATACGACTATATCGGGTGGCTCGTTCCATTCCGTTGATAATTCTGATTATGCAACTATATCTGGTGGTACAAATAATGATATAGATTCCTGTGATTATAGTGTCATTAGTGGTGGAGCAAACAATTCAATTAATTCAAATAATCCGACGATTGGGTTGTCTACTATTGGTGGCGGTGGCAGCAATGAAATTATAACTGCATATAGGGCAACTATATCTGGTGGATTTTTAAATACTGTATCTGCAAATTATGGGACAATTTCAGGGGGCACAAATAATATTGTAAATGGTATATCTAGTTTTATTGGCGGTGGTGGGTATAATTATGTGCTTGGCTCCTATTCATCTGCTACTAGTGGTTTTAAGGATTCTGTTAATGCTGGATATTCTTTTATAGGTTCTGGAAGGAACAATAAAATAACGACTGTTGCGCCATATTCATTTATTGGTGGTGGTTATAATAACTCTGTTGCCGGACAATATTCTGGCATTTTGGGTGGTGACTCTTGCCAAGTTGGTGCGGATTGGTCTTTCGCTATTGGCCGTAAAGCGAAGACAACCCTGCAAGGCGCTTATGCTTTTACAGATGCACAAAATTCTGAATTTAGTGTAACCAACACAAATACGTTTGGGGCAAGATTCGCTAATGGATATTGGTTGATGGGAGGCAATTTTGGAATAAATAAAGAAAGTCCCGCAGCAAAATTGCACGTTTATAATGATGTAGATCAGAATATATTATATCTTGAATCGGTTGGTGGGATAGATAGTAGTGTCATAGTAAATCCTTCTGGCAACGTTGGAATTGGCACAAATCCAGCATACAAACTACATGTCAATGGAATGATACGTGCGGATTCTATATATACCACTAAATCAGCTTCTTGGGCTGATTATGTTTTTGAAGATAATTACATATTAAATCCATTTAGCAAAGAAATAAATTATATAAAAAGGAATAAGCATTTAAGAAGTTTATCTAAGTCCGATACAAGCGATTCTATTTCTAGCGCGGCTATACAGCGAAGGTTAGAGGGTGCTGTTGAGGAGGTAGAAAAATTATATTTATATGTAGATAATTTATATAAATATTTAAAATTTGTTTGTACTCTATTGGCTTTAAATTTTATTTTTACAGTTTTTATATATTTCAAGAAAATAAGGATTTCATAACAATGGTTGCTATGACAAAAAAAATTATATATATAGTATTAATTCCAATATTACTTTTCAGCCAATCGAGAAGGTTATGGGTAGATTCATTGTTTGTTAAGGATACTACTGGTACATACATTGATGCATTAACCGCACCATAGCCGGGCAATCGGTGAATATCCGTGAG